CTGTCGGACTCCAAACCTTTCTCTAGGAACGCCAAGCTCCTGAGAGTAGTAGCTAATCTTGCTTTCAAGGTCGGGCATGATAGAGGCAATGCCCACATCTAGTAAACCCGCACCGCCTGAAGGCTTGCCCACCTTCACCTCATCAGTAAGTAAACCTGCCTGTGGTGTAGCTGTAGCCCCTTGAGTAAAGGGTGATACAGGTTTGTTTGTGGTTTTATTTGCCACCTGCGGCCTCCCGTGCGTACATATCCAAAGCCTCGCTCTGGGTCATGCCTTCGTTCAAACTCATAGCCGCGTCAACATACTCATGTATGTAGATGGTTCTGCTCTCATCACCTTCTGTCTTTTTAGTAATAGAAAGTGGATATTTTTTAGCCAAGTTATCTGTAATTGCGTCCTTGCCAGCAAGCAGGTTTTGCGCTCTATACAACGCGGCATTAGAAGTGGCTTGGAAGCCTCTCAGCTTGGATTGGAAATTACTTGGGGAATCTTCTTTTGCGGGTAAAAATGTTTTTGCATTGTCTAGCTCAAACTTGGTAACAGCCGCACCAGACAACTCTTTCAACAGGCCAGAGAAAACTTCCTGAGTTCTAGCCCTGAAACCTGAATATGCGTTCATTTTGCTTTGAACGCTTGGGGGTATATCTACCAAGTTGAGGCGCTCACCCAGACTATAACCGTACATCTCTAGCTGGGTTGGTATCTGCAAGAAAGATGGGTCAAAATCTCTGGAAATCTGGTCTAACTGGCCTATTCTTCCCGTTAATGTTTGAATGTCTTTTTCTAAATTTTTCTTTGTAGTCTTTTCCAAACCACCAGCGCCGACACCTTGCGTAAATGTAACCTGACCTGTCTCTGGGTCAGTTGTAACGCTCATGCCTGACGGTGGCTTAACGCCGCCCACGGTAACGTAACCCTGCTCATCAGCAGATGGGTTTGATGGGTCGTAATAAGCCTTATATGAACCGCCCTCTGGGGTGTACAGGGTTGTCAGAGTAGGTGGCTTACCAGCCGCCATTTCCGCTAGCTTTGCTCTGTGCATTTCTGTTGCCTGAGCATCTAACCGCGCCTGCCTTTCAGCGGCAGATTTCAACAAGGCTTCTTCACGTTGCTCTGTGGCGGTTTCTTTTTTGGCTGTCGTATATGCCTGAGCCGCTTCACCTAGTATCTGGCTCATAGGTATTGGTCTATCGCTGTACCCAGATAACTGAAGCATCCTTGCCCCAGCCGCGCCTAAACCAGCGGCTTGTGGCGTACCAGCCGCAGGCATCATGCCAGATATGCGGTCATTCAATGACGGTGCTGGCGTTTGCTTCATACGGGTAGGCATGGCCATCATCTGCTCTGCCGCTGTGCGCTGAGGGCGCATCTGCTGTTCGACAACTGACTTACGCAACTGCATTAGCCGCAACGGGTCTAAAGCACCGCCTGTTGCTGGCTGACCTGCCGCTTGCAGAAACTGGACAGCCGAGGGGCGCTGTGTCGCGCCGTACTGCAAGGGGTTTCTCATGCCGAACTTGTTAATCATATTAAGCTCCCAATAAACCAGCCATGCCGCCAAGCATACCGCCACCCATAGCACCTAAGCCAGAAATACCAGCACCCATCTGTGCGCCACTCAATGCACCGCCAAAGAAACCAGCGGCAGGCTGACGGAACTGCGGGGTGATTGTTCTGCCGCCCAATGCACCAGAACCGCCCTGAACCATTGTGAGATAATCAGCTAGCTTCTGTGCAGGCCGTGCCTCTTGGAACTGGAAGCGCTCGATATCTGCCGCTAGTTCTGCCTGCTCCTGAGCCTCACGAGCCGCACCAACCTGAGCCATCGTCTGCAAGTCAGCAAAGCCGAAGTCACGCGCCGCTGGAGCTTGCTGGATAGCCGCCTGCTGTGCCTGATATACTAGAGGCGCTACAGCCTCTGCAACGGCTCTCTGCGCGTATCCTGAGCCGTATCTGCCACTACTCATTGCGCCCTGCATGGCCTGCTGAATGGTCGGCTGTAAAGCCTGCTGAAATAGCGGGTTAGTGCCTGTCAGGTTTTGCTGAACCGCCTGCTGTACTGCTGGTATCATCGGTGAGCCAGCGGCGGCGGCTGAACGGTAGCCAGATAGTGCCATCTGTGTTTCAGGGCTAAAACCAACAACCGTGCTTTTTGGGTAATACTGTGGACGCGCTGACTGGTACAAGTCCTTCGCCTCTTGCATCCCGTATTCCAAGAATGGCTGGGCAAACGTGCTTGGCGCAGTGGTCTGCGTAATCGTTCTCTGTGAACCGCCGCCTTTACTCATCTTATAAATCCTTTACCAGTACGGTTGCTGTGGGCTTGTAATCTCTAAGCTGTCTTTCCCAGCCCCTTCGCCCGATTATCTCCATTGAATCGCAACCAAGCCCTCTAGCCCAATCGCACACATTCTTCTCTGCCTCTATAAGCTCTTCCATATCACCGCCTGCTAGCCAAATGCGGCAGGTAGCTCTTTGAGGGTAGTCAACTATTTCAACCACTATAGCAGATTTTTCCAAAGGAAAAAATGCCGCTTGCTTATTCGTTATAGCCTGCCACACATCCTGTAGCGTGTGGCTGTGACCCGCATACTCCAGCGCCGCTACAATGTAGTCAGCGCATCTCTCGAACTCATCAGCCAATGATGAGATATGCAAATCTTGCTGTGTGTCCTTGATTGTCATGTCCAATAACCATAGTTCCGTTTGTGCTAGTGCCTTTCACATAAGGATTGTGATGCCAAGGGTTGTGGTCAACCCCACAGAAAAACACTAGGCTTTCCACGCCGTAACGAGGTTCACTCACAGTCGTTTCTGTAGCGTTTGCCGCTAAAGTGACATAGCCAACGCTGTTAAGGCCGCCCTCAATAGTGCGGTTCAGCACCTCAGCAACTTCTCGCGTGGAAGCCGTAATCGGGTTGAGTGTTCTGAAATTGGTGGTGCGCTCTGAAACGGTCATCTGCGGCCTATCTCCCTAGCCTCAACATCAATGCCATGAGCAACCTTCCACAAACCGCTAATGTTGAGCCTGACACGATGATACCTGCCCTGTTCCCTGAAGGGGGCAAAGCCATTGGCATTTGGCGCGACCGCGCTGGAGAAGTTTACCGCACCGCTGTGCAGGTTTCTTGTGCCAATCTCCATAGTGGTGCTACCGCCTTCATGGTAAGGGTAAACTCGTGTAACTATGGCGTGTTTGCCTTGCGATAAAGATGTCTCGGCGGTTGTTATGGTTGCGTCTATGGGGTCGCCAGTAAAGGCATATATCTTATTCCCCAGAGCGCCGCCAAACAGGAACTGCCCACCCTTATACAGCGCACTATCCAATGAGGCTGGCAAAGCATCAACGCTTGTGCTGATATTGTCCAGAGCCTCTAGCGTATATCCGGCTGTAAAGAATGGCGCAATTAAATCGGCGTCCACATTGGCAATAGACCACCTGTTCAGTGCATAGTTGTATATCAGCAATCTGTTAGGGGTGGTGGTTAGCGCATTGTTGGACACATAAGACCAAACTGCCAACTGCCTCTGCGGGTCAACAGTGCTGGTCATCTTGTCCTTTTGGCTGAAATCAAAGTCCTCGAAGAAAAAGCGGTTCACCTTCTCAGCACCAATCGGGTTGGAGCGAGAGCCATCAAACACATAAAAGCCGTCATCTGATAGATAGAAAATCATGTGGCCTACATTGCAGACAGAACCGGATACCTGACAGCCTCTAGCCGTCTCAACCTTGTCAAACTGGAACACCAGAGGCAAGCCGCTGTATGTAGCCCGTACAATCGCCCGTTCCATCAGGATGGTGCAGTATTCGCCGCCCACCATGCCAGTAATGTTGCCAGCATCAGGGATGTCCTGAAAGTCAGACTGGTTTGTGCCGGATGTCCAGCTTGTCGCATCGCTGAAGCCTGACCATCTTACGCGATATGGAACACGGCCTGAACCCTCATCAATATTGCCAGTCCACACAAAGTCACGAACCACCGTCAGAAAGTCTGCCTTCGGTGGTGTGCCGGAAAGGTCTGCAAAGTTGCTGTCCACGCCTAGCTGGAACTTCTGCAAGTTCTCGCCAGTACCACCAGCGGCGATAACAGTGTCACCAAACTGCACAAACCGCCAGCGCTCAGAAGATGTCAGGCTATAGTTCCCGCCAGTGTTTGTGATGTCATCTAGGTTTGATGTGCCGGAGTTGAACTCATACAGCTTTGTGTCATCGCCGGAAAACAGCTCAATGTTCCCGCTGTTGTCCTTTGCGGCAAAGATGCCCTTTATTGTTCCTGACGCAGAATTTGAGTAAGAAACAAACTCGTTCAGGGGCGCATAACCACTGGCTTGCGGCACGACATTTGTTGCCTCAACAACGCCGGAGTTCATATAGTCTGGTTGGTCTGGTAGCCATTCGCCGAACTGTATCATATCTGCGCCCATGTTGCTGTGCTAACAGTTGGCTGTGACCAAATCTCACTGCCAACCGCTATGTCTGTCCAAATCTCGTTACCAACCGCAACATTGCCCCAATCCTCGCCAAGTATCTTGGCTGTCGATGTGGTGGTCATGCTGGCAGAGGGTGTGCCTGTCATAGCAAATATACCATTTGCTGAAGCTGTTGTCGTCAGGGCAGTGGATGCCGCGCCTGACATAACATACACAAAGTTGCTTTTTGATGTGGCTGTAACCGCCGCACTAACTGAGGCGCTTGCCGTCCTTGTCCGTGTGTAGTCATTTGCCGCCGTAACCGCCACGCTGACAGAACTGCTAACCTGCCTCAGAGGCGTGATAACAGCAGAGAAACTCGCCGCGCCTGTAACAGACCCAGCCATCTCTCTGATGCGTGTGTTATCTGATGTCGCTGTCGCGGAGATAGAAACAGCGGCTGGCATCTCAATAGCAAACTGCACAGCACCTGCGGCTGTCACAGCAAGGCTGGCAGAGCCAATGAAATGCTTTACATCAAGGTCGGCGAGTTGCTCCAGATTGCCGAAGCCATCCAGAGCGTCCATTGTACCCCAAGCATCCAACTGCTCTAGCGTTGGATTTGACCAGTCAACTTGCGTAAGAAAATCTGCGCTGTCTAGCGATATAGTCAGCGTGTCGATATTGTTCTTAGTAAAGTTGTCTAGGCTGGGAGTACCTGTCGGCATGGCCTACACCTAATCGGCTGATATGTCTAAGTCGCCAGCAGAAATCTTCAGAATATCGCCTGTATCAATCAGCTTCGCGGTGGTAAATGCGCCATGAATAAGCAGGTTGCCACCTGTGCTTGCATCAAAGATGCCAAAGTGGCTAACAGTACCCCAGCTTGCTGTAGCCGCTGAGAACTCGATTGCCGCGCTGTTATCGGCTGTGCCGGATGCCGCCGCATTGAAAGCCGCTGACTGACGGGCATACCCTGAACCGGAAAGCTCTGTGCCTGAATGGTCATCATTGAATGATGCTGTCGCTAGGCCAACATATACAGTTGTCGGCATGGTGTAAGCACCAGTACCTAAGATGTGGTCGAGAATCTCGTTCTCTAAATAGTCGCTCATTGCTGACATTATTATCTCTCCGCTTGTGCGTTTGCTTGTGAGTAAGCTGATTTAATGGTCAGAGAGCCAGTGCCATAATGGCTTCTCTG